GAAACGAACAAACATCATCTATGACGGTGTTGAGTTCATCTTTCGCTCTTACTGCATCTTACGCATTAAATGCTGGTGAAGCTGGTAGTGGTGGAACTGATTTATTCATTTACTATACAAGTTCGTTAGTACAAACTGAAACTGGAAAAATTAACTTTACTGGTTCTGGTGTAAGTGTAATTGATTCTGGTTCTGATGGTATATTAGTAACTATCTTAGGTGGCGGTGGTACTGGTGATGGTGATTTACTATCATCTCAAACCGCATCAATGTATGTGTTCTCATCATCATTTGCATCAATAGCCGAATACGCATTAAACGCAGTTGGTGGTGGAAGTGGTACTGGTTTCCCATTTGAAGGTTATGCTGCACTAACGGGAAGTTTAAATGTATCGGGTAGTTTAATTGTAACTGGTAGTACATTCATACAAAATTTACCATTAGGTTCAACAAATTTAGTGGTTACCTATAACCCAACAACTGGAAGATTAGAACAACAATCAATCGATGCAGCTGTTGGTACGAGTGGAGTAGATGGTACATCTGGAACTGGTGGTACATCTGGAACTGGTGGTACATCTGGAACAAGCGGAACGAGTGGAACGAGTGGAAGTAGTGGAACTTCTGGTACGAGTGGAACATCAGGTACATCTGGAACATCAGGTACATCTGGAACAAATGGTACGTCTGGTTCATCTGGGACAAGTGGAACAAGTGGAACATCTGGAACGTCTGGTACTTCAGCAACATCTGGAACATCTGGAACGTCTGGTACTTCTGGAAGTAGTGGAAGTAGTGGTTCATCTGGAACAAGTGGGACAAGTGGAACATCTGGAACGTCTGGTACTTCAGCAACATCTGGAAGTAGTGGAACATCTGGTTCTTCTGGAAGTAGTGGTTCTTCTGGAACATCTGGTTCAAGTGGTTCTTCTGGAACATCTGGTTCAAGTGGTTCAAGTGGTAGTAGTGGTTCATCTGGAACATCTGGTTCAAGCGGAAGTAGTGGTTCAAGCGGAAGTAGTGGAAGTAGTGGAACCTCTGGTTCATCAGGTTCGTCTGGTTCATCTGGAACAAGCGGAACGAGTGGAAGTAGTGGAAGTAGTGGTTCTTCAGGAACATCAGGTTCGTCTGGAACCTCTGGTTCATCAGGTTCATCTGGAACAAGTGGTTCAAGTGGAAGTAGTGGTACGAGTGGAACGTCTGGTTCAAGTGGTACTACTGGTACATCTGGTTCTTCGGGAACATCGGGCACTTCTGGTTCTTCTGGAACATCTGGTAGAGAAGGTGGTAGACTTTTCGAAGTAATTAATGATGGATTCAATTATGCATTTGATGGATATGATGATGCTACATTCCCAACCTTAACATTAGTAAGAGGTGAATTATTTTACTTTGATGTAAGTGGAGTTTCAGCATCACACCCATTTGCATTAAGATTATCAAGCGGTAATACTTCAGTTGTAGATGGTACAATAAATAATGACCCATTAAATGGATTAGCTGGAACAACTGATTTAATAGCATATAGAGTACCTGAAGATGCACCAAACAATATTGTTTATCAATGTGCAGTTCATTCATCAATGATTGGAATTATTGAAATTGTTGATAAAAACGGAACTTCTGGTACATCTGGTACTTCTGGTAGTAGTGGAACATCTGGTACGAGTGGAACTTCAGGTTCTTCTGGGACAAGTGGAACCTCTGGTTCTTCTGGAACAAGTGGAAGTAGTGGTACTTCTGGTACCTCTGGAACGAGTGGTAGTAGTGGAACTTCTGGTTCAAGTGGTAGTAGTGGTTCAAGTGGAAGTAGTGGAAGTAGTGGAACATCGGGTTCATCAGGAAGTAGTGGAAGTAGTGGGACATCGGGTTCTTCTGGTTCATCTGGTTCATCTGGTTCGTCTGGAACGAGTGGAACGAGTGGAAGTAGTGGTTCTTCTGGTACGAGTGGTACGAGCGGTGAAAGTGGTTCATCTGGAACTTCTGGTTCAAGCGGGACAAGTGGAGTTGATGGTACTTCTGGTTCAAGTGGAACAAGCGGATTAGATGGAACATCGGGTACATCTGGTACATCGGGAACTTCTGGCACTTCTGGTACATCTGGGACAAGTGGTACATCGGGAACTTCTGGAACTTCTGGAACTAGTGGTGAGAATGGTTCATCTGGAACATCTGGTTCTTCTGGAACATCGGGAACGAGTGGAACATCAGGTACATCTGGAACAAGTGCAACATCTGGAACCTCTGGTACAAACGGAACGAGTGGAAGTAGTGGTACTTCTGGTTCATCTGGTTCAACCGGTACTGATGGTACATCGGGAAGTAGTGGTTCTTCTGGGACAAGTGGTACGAGTGGTTCAAATGGAACAAGCGGAAGTAGTGGAACATCTGGAACAAGTGGTTCAACGGGAACGGATGGGACAAGTGGTTCTTCTGGAACAAGTGGTACGAGTGGTTCGAATGGTACATCAGGAAGTAGTGGTACTTCTGGTTCTTCTGGTTCAACTGGTAGTAGTGGAACTTCTGGTACTTCTGGTTCTTCTGGGACAAGTGGGACAAGTGGTTCGAATGGAACGAGTGGAAGTAGTGGAACTTCTGGTTCAAGTGGTTCAACGGGAACGGATGGTACATCTGGTTCATCTGGTTCATCTGGAACAAGTGGAGTTGATGGAACGAGTGGAAGTAGTGGAACTTCTGGTTCAACTGGAACGGATGGTACATCTGGTTCATATGGTACATCTGGAACAAGTGGTTTATCTGGTTCAAATGGTACATCTGGAACTTCAGGTTTAAATGGAACTTCAGGTTCGTCTGGTACAAGTGGTTCATCTGGTTCATCTGGTACTAATGGTACGTCTGGTTCATCGGGAATTAGTGGAACTTCTGGGACAAGTGGAAGTAGTGGAAGTAGTGGTACATCTGGTTCAAGTGGTACATCTGGAACATCTGGAACCGCAGGTACATCTGGTTTAGATGGAACTTTATTTGGAAGTAGTGGTACTTCGGGTTCTTCTGGTTCAACTGGAACATCGGGAAGTAGTGGAACTTCTGGAACAAGTGGAGTTGATGGAACATTCTTCGGTTCTTCTGGTTCATCGGGTACTTCTGGTACAAGTGGAAGTAGTGGAACAAGTGGTTTGAGTGGTTCAAGCGGTACATCTGGAACTTCTGGAACAAGCGGACAAGATGGAACATTCTTTGGTTCATCTGGAACCTCTGGAACATCTGGTGTTGGTACTAATGGTACATCCGGTTCAAGTGGTACATCTGGAACTTCTGGAACAAGCGGACAAGATGGAACATTCTTTGGAAGTAATGGAACTGCTGGTACATCTGGTACATCTGGTTCATCTGGAACAAGCGGAAGTAGTGGAACTGCTGGTACGTCTGGAACAAGCGGACAAGATGGAACTTTATTTGGAAGTAGTGGTACATCTGGTACATCAGGTCAAAGTGGTTCATCAGGTACTTCTGGTTTAGGTACAAACGGAACCTCTGGAACAAGCGGACAAGATGGAACTTTATTTGGAAGTAGTGGAACATCTGGAACAAGTGGTCAAAGTGGTTCATCAGGTACTTCTGGTTTAGGTACAAACGGAACCTCTGGGACTAGTGGACAAGATGGAACTTTATTTGGAAGTAGTGGAACATCTGGGACAAGTGGTGAAAGTGGTTCATCTGGTACAAGTGGTATTGGGACAAATGGAACATCAGGTACTTCTGGACAAGATGGAACTTTATTCGGTTCGTCTGGAACATCTGGTACAAGTGGTGAAAGTGGTTCATCAGGAACATCTGGGTTAGGTACAAATGGTACTTCTGGAACAAGTGGACAGGATGGTACGTTATTCGGTTCATCTGGTACATCTGGAACATCAGGTGAAAGTGGTTCATCTGGTACTTCTGGGTTAGGTACAAATGGAACATCAGGTACTTCTGGGCAAGATGGAACTTTATTCGGTTCATCTGGAACATCTGGTACATCAGGTGAAAGTGGTTCGTCTGGAACATCTGGTGTTGGAACTAATGGAACATCGGGTACTTCTGGACAAGATGGAACTTTATTTGGTTCGTCTGGTACAAGCGGAACATCAGGTGAAAGTGGTTCTTCTGGAACATCTGGAGTTGGTACGAATGGAACATCAGGTACTTCTGGACAAGATGGAACATTATTTGGTTCATCAGGTACTTCTGGTACAAGTGGTGAAAGTGGCTCATCTGGTACTTCTGGTATAACGGGCACCGCTGGTACTTCGGGAACATCTGGACAGGATGGAACTTTATTTGGTTCTTCTGGAACATCGGGAACATCTGGTATTGGTACTGATGGTACATCTGGTATAACGGGTACTGCTGGAACATCTGGGACAAGTGGACAAGATGGAACTTTATTTGGAAGTAGTGGTTCTTCTGGAACAAGCGGAGTAAGTGGAAGTAATGGAACATCTGGCATTGGAACAAATGGTTCATCTGGAACAAGTGGACAAGATGGAACTTTATTCGGAAGTAGTGGTACTTCTGGTACATCTGGATTAGGTACTAATGGTACATCTGGATTAGGTACTAATGGTACTTCTGGAACATCTGGGCAGGATGGAACTTTATTTGGTTCATCCGGTACATCTGGTACATCGGGTTCATCTGGATTGGGTACAAATGGTTCATCTGGAACCGCAGGTACATCTGGTTTAGATGGAACTTTATTTGGAAGTAGTGGTTCATCTGGAACATCTGGAATGGCTGGTTCAAGTGGTTCAAGTGGTTTAAGTGGTACATCTGGTATTACTGGTGATGGTGGTTCATCTGGTACATCTGGTTCATCTGGGATATCGGCTACAATTACTGGAACTACTAATAACGGAGTTCTTACACTAAATGGGTCATCACCCAATATTACAGCTGAAAGTGGACTTACTTATGATGGTACTTTATTAGATGTAACGGGTAACGCAACTATATCAGGTAATATAACTGGAAATAATGTAACTGCAAATACATCAGTTTATACACCTAACTTTAGAGAATTATTTTCTAATTTAGGTACGGGTGGAAGTGTAACAATTAATTTAACAACTGCAAATAATTTTAGATATACGGCTAATGCAAATGTTACTTACACATTCTCAAACCCACCATCATCTCCTCAGGGATTTGGATTTACGTTGGTTTATGTGAATGGTGGTAACTTTACAACAACATGGCCGGCATCAGTAGATTGGGCTGGTGGTATAGCACCTGCGTTAACTGCAAATGGAACTGATATTTTAGTATTCTATACTTATGATGGTGGAACAACATATTATGGATTCTTATCCGCAGCAAATTTAAGTTAAGAAAGTTATGAGTATAGCAAGAAGATTAGTAACAGCAGCCGGTGGTAGTGAGGTACTACCATTTCAATTCCAACTAACAGTTGGTGCTGGGCAATTATTTGAATTACCTTTAGTAACTGTTGGTGGTACTCAACCAAAAGTTCAAGTAGGATGGGGTGATGGTAATTCATCACCTATTATAGAAAGTGTAACTGATATTAATAGATTTCATACATATGCAACCGCTGGTACATATACGGTATCTGTAATTGGTTCACTACCTGGATTTAGGGTTGATAATAGTACATATAGAGTATTATATACTGCGATACTTGATTGGGGAAATGTTGGATTAAGAAGTATTAACTTTTATGGATGTACAAATATAACATCAATACCTGGTGGTGCAATTGGTTTAAGTAGAATAACTCAATTTAACAATACATTTAGGGGTACTGGTATAACATCAATCCCATCTGATTTATTTAGTTATTCTCCAATAGTATTGGATTTTATAGATACATTTTCATTTACAAGAATAACATCAGTTCCAAACAATTTATTTGATGAATGTACTTTAGTAACATCATTTAACTCAACTTTTAACGCATGTACATCATTAGTGAGTGTACCAAATGAATTATTCAGATATAATACACAAGTAATTAACTTTTCATCTACATTTAGAAATAATAGAGCGTTAACAAATATACCAACATTTTCATATAATCCAAATGTTACGGTATTTACGAATATATTTAATATGAGTTCCATAACCAATGGTTCAGCTAGTTGGGGAACTGTTGAAGCACTTTGGTCTAGGTCACCTGAACCATTAGGTACAAACGCATTTAACAATTGTACTGGAATTACAAATTACGCATCAATACCTGTAAATTGGAAATAATAAAGATATGTATTTAAAATTAGAAAACGGAAATATAAGATATCCTTACACAATTAGTGAACTTAAATTGGAAAATCCAAATACAAGTTTCCCTGCGGTGTTAACTAATGAGGTATTAGAATCATTTGATGTATATTATGTAGAAGCTACTGAATATACTGATGATTATACAAAAAACATAGAGGAAGGTACTCCAATCCTATCCGATTCATCATATATTCAAGTTTGGAATATAACCGATGCAACTGAATCAGAAATTTCAGTAAAACTTGAAGAAAAATGGGTAGAAATTAGAATTATGAGAGATGCTTTATTAGCACAATCAGATTGGACCCAATTTCAAGACTCACCTATAAGTGGTACTACTTTAGTTGAGTGGCAAACATATAGACAATCTTTAAGAGATGTAACATCTCAACAAAATCCATATAATTTAAGCTGGCCGGCTAAACCAATGTAGTAAAAGAAATTTGTTTATATTTATACCTATAAAGAATGGAATAAATAGCAAATGAGAATAGATGCACCAAGTTTTTCGGGCTCAATTAACCAAGCACCTTCCGCATATGCAACCCTAAGTGGTTCATTTACTGGAAGTTTTACTGGTTCCTTTAAGGGAGATATTGAAGTAACAACTGCTGAATTTACTAACCTAAGTGTAAAAGATAGTTTACGATTAGGGTATGATAAAGGTAATACTACTCAATATGTATTGGTATCAAGTGGCTCTATTGCGGTTTCTGGTTCGATAGATTTACAAGGCGGTTCATTTAATGTGGATGGTGTAAATGTATTGGATTCAGCGATAGCATTTGCGATTGCATTGGGATAAAAAAATAAAATATGGCAAATACATTTAAAAATAGTGTTAAAGGACCAGCCGGAACGGGTGGTTTAAGTGTTTATACGACTCCATCCAATGCTGTTGCAACGGTAATTGGGGTTAGTGTAGCAAATATTGTTGCTCAAAACATCAACGTTGATGTTCAGATAACTGATAACTCAGCTGGGGTAACAAAATATTTAATTAAAGGAGTATTAATTCCACAAGGTTCATCAACTATTTTAGTAGGTGGTGACCAAAAAGTAGTATTAGAAGCAAATGACTCTATTACTGTAACATCATCGGTGAACACATCAGCTGATGTTGTAGTATCAGTATTAGAAATTACATAAATATAAAGATTAATGAAGTACGCAGGTAAGAATCCAAATGGTATTAATCAGGTCAGTCAAAGTTTACTATCGGTTGATGTAAACGGAGTACAGCAATTAACGGTATCAACGGCATCGTTAGATATCAACACTAAATTATCAGTTACTAATGGTGTTTTGGCATCATCATATACTGGTTCTGCTTTTAGTGGTAGTAAATTTGTTGGTTCTCAATTTTCCGGCTCATTCTCTGGTTCATTTAGTGGTGATGGTTCAAATTTAACCAAAATTCCATTTGAAGGATTAACCGCAGATGCACAATCTAAAATTCAAAGTGGAGATGGGACAGCTAGAATATCAAATAATAAACTTTCTATAAATGTTAATACTGATATAACCGGTTCTTTATTAACTACTGGAACGGTATCGGCATCTTTCTTAGCTGGAGATGGTTCAAACATAACAAATATATCAGCGGCATCGATTGGTGATATTAATCGATTAAAATCAGGTTCAGCAACCGCAACCATTTCTCCTAATAAAGGATTAGAAGTAAATGTAGGAATCGTAACTGAAAAATATTTAGGAGTTAGTGGTTCTGCTCAAATAGCTGGTAATTTAAATGTAGATGGTACAACAACTTTAAAAAGTTTAAATGTAGCAGGTACAATTACCGCAACTGAATTAAAAACAACATACATATCTTCATCAATAATATTTTCATCTGGTTCCAATAAATTTGGTGACCAATCTTCGGATACGCATGAATTTACTGGTTCGTTAAGAGTTAAAGATACAATACAAATACCATCATATACATCAAACCCAGTATCTGGTAAAGTTGGTGAAATATATTATAACACTTCAGATACTAACATATATCGTTGGACTGGATTGATATGGGAACCTGCGGCTGGTACGGCTGGTACATCAGGTACGAGTGGTACTTCAGGTACTTCAGGTACGTCTGGGACAAGTGGTACTTCTGGGACAAGTGGTAGTAGTGGTTCTTCTGGAGCTAGTGGTTCAAGTGGAAGTAGTGGTTCAAGTGGAAGTAGTGGAACATCTGGGACAAGTGGAACATCTGGTAGTGGTGGAACATCTGGTAGTGGTGGTTCATCTGGTACAAGCGGAAGTAGTGGTACGAGAGGAACTAGTGGTTCATCTGGAACTTCTGGGACATCTGGTACAAGCGGAAGTAGTGGAAGTAGTGGAAGTAGCGGTACATCTGGAACTTCTGGAACAAGTGGAACTTCAGGTTCATCTGGTTCAAGTGGATTCGGTTCAAGCGGAACATCTGGAAGTGGTGGAACATCTGGTACAAGTGGTACACGTGGTACCTCTGGTTCTTCTGGAACCTCTGGTTCATCTGGAACATCGGGTTCTTCTGGAATAAGTGGTTCGTCTGGAACATCAGCAACAAGCGGAAGTGGTGGTACATCCGCAACAAGCGGAAGTAGTGGTTCAAGTGGAAGTAGTGGAACATCTGGTTCATCTGGTTCATCGGGAACGAGTGGTACTTCTGGAACAAGAGGAACTTCGGGAACTTCAGGAACTTCTGGGACTAGTGGGATATCTGGTTCGTCTGGTTCTTCTGGTTCTTCTGGAACATCTGGAACATCTGGAATATCTGGTTCAAGTGGTAGTAGTGGTTCAAGTGGAAGCTCGGGAACTTCTGGAACAAGTGGTACTCGTGGTACTTCTGGAACGAGTGGTATAGATGGAGTTGTTGGAGATGGTGGTACATCAGGTTCGTCTGGGAGTAGCGGTAGTAGCGGAACCTCTGGAAGTAGTGGTTCTTCTGGAACCTCTGGAACTAGCGGTTCATCAGGTACAAATTCAACGGCTGGTACGGGTGGAACGTCTGGTTCATCTGGAAGTAGTGGTTCATCTGGTACAAGTGGAACGAGTGGAACTTCAGGTTCTTCTGGGACAAGTGGAAGTAGTGGTTCTTCTGGAACATCTGGTTCTTCTGGAAGTAGTGGAACATCTGGAACATCTGGAACGAGTGGAATAAATGGATTAATAGGAAGTAGTGGTACAGGTGGAACTGCTGGAACTGGTGGTACATCTGGAAGTAGTGGTTCGTCTGGAACATCTGGCACAAGCGGAACTTCTGGAACATCTGGTACAAGCGGAACTTCTGGAACAAGAGGTACTGCTGGTAGTGGTGGTTCAAGTGGTTCTTCTGGAAGTAGTGGAACATCTGGAACGAGTGGAACATCTGGTTCTTCTGGAAGTAGTGGAACTTCTGGGACAAGTGGAAGTAGTGGAACTTCTGGGACAAGTGGAAGTAGTGGAACTTCTGGAACAAGGGGTACTGCTGGTAGTGGTGGTTCATCTGGGACTAGTGGAAGTAGTGGAACATCTGGAAGTAGTGGAACTTCTGGTTCGTCTGGTTCAAGTGGAACTTCTGGAACGAGTGGAACTTCTGGAACGAGTGGAACATCTGGTAGTAGTGGAACATCTGGTTCATCTGGTGTATTAGCATTAACTGGTACAACTGATAATGGTGTAATCACATTAAACGGAACTGCACCAAACGCAACCGTTGAAAGTAATTTAAGATTCGATGGTACTACATTAGCAGTAACTGGTAACGCTACAATTAGTGGTGACCTTACTGTAAGTGGTACAACAACATATATTAATACAACAACTCTTAATGTAGGTGATAATATCATTACATTAAATGCAGATATTGGAGCAGCAACTGCACCAACTGAAAATGCTGGTATAGAAGTTAAGAGAGGAAACGCAGCAACAAAACAATTTTATTGGAACGAATCAACTGATAGATGGTACGCTGATTCTGATTTACAATCTGCTGGTAATTTATATGGTACTCAAATAGATACTGGGCAAGGATTAACTGAAGTTCATTTGATGAACCAAAACGTTCGTACATCTGATACTATAACATTTGCTAGACTAAATCTTACAACAACAGGTAATGATTATTATTTTGCAGCAAATGGATTGACAATGACAAGTATCTCAACTGGTGAAACCATTTGGAGAAACTTATCATCTTTACGTTTTACTGATAATAATGATTGGGATTATAATAGTTGGGCAGGATTAAAATTCATAAACGCATCTAAGAGAATTGTATTGGGTGTAGGGGGTAATGTTTTTACAGCAAACTCAGCACAAACTGGTAACTTATTGTTGGATAGAATTGATACAATGTATTTATTCGATACAACTTATTATTTAAACACCGGTACTTCAAACTTAAACTCATTAACATTAGCTGGTAATTTAGTAGCAGCTCAAGTTAATACTGGGCAAGGATTAACCGAAGTTCATTTGATGAACCAAAATGTTAGAACTACTGATAGTGTAACTTTTGCAAATATAACTGGTAATACAATTTATGTAGGTGGTGGCACTACATATTTTATTAATAATGATATATCTCGATTAAATTATATAAATGCTAATGCTTTCGCACAAGAGCAAGGTAGTGTATTAAAAATAACATATCCAAATGGAGGTACATTAAATAATAGTACATCATCCGTAACTGGAGCAATAAAGATACGACTTCCTCAATCGTGGACAAACACTATGATGGAGTTAAAAGTTCGTATTTACAATTATAGTGGAGATACTTATTGGGAATACTCAATGGGTGGATATAATTATTCACCATCAACATCTTGGATTAATACAAATGCAAGTGTTGCTGGGGCAGCTGGGGCACCTGCATATACTGTTAGATTTGCACATGATGGTACTTATTGTACAATATTCATCGGTGAATTAGCAACAACTTGGTCATACCCTAAAATAGTTGTTACTGAGTTTATTGGTGGACATTCAAACTTCGCTGTATCTCAATGGGATGGTGATTGGGCTCTATCATTTGAAACAACATCATTTGGTACTGTAACATCCACTAAAACTCCAACATTAAGAACTGGTAATTTTATAGCAGATGGTACAATAAGTGGTACATCGATAGATACTGGACAAGGTTCAACTGAAGTTCATTTAATGAACCAAAACATTCGTACAACGGATGATGTTACTTTTTCTACGATAAGAGGTACTAATTTTAGAGCATCAAACGCGTATTACTTAGGTGAAAATAATTTTTATCTTAATTTAACAAATGGTGGTTGGTATTCTAATGTAAGGATTGCATCTGAAGTAGATATGAGGGCACCTATATTCTATGATACGGATAATACTGCATATTATACAAATCCTGCTGGACTTTCTGTACTTAGCCATATCCAATTAGTAAATAACTGGGCTAACACTACTCCTAATGATGGTGCAATAAATATTAGAGGACAGTATCCATCTATGACATTTAGAAATACTATATCCAATAATATGTGGTTAAGACATATGGATGGTAGTGGTGATATACAACATTATTTTGCATCTGGCGTTGATAGTACTTCTTGGAGTATAAGACACTCAATGTTTACAAATGGTAGATTCTTCTCAGCTGAAAGCATGAGAACACCAATATTTTATGATTCAGATAATACCGCATACTATTTAGATGCAGCTAGTACTTCAAATATAAATGAAATAGTATCAGTAAGAGGGCAGTTTAGAAAAGCACAAACAAACAACAATTATACTACCGCTGCTTTATGGACTGAATCATATAGCACTACAACCACTGGTATTGCTTTTCACATTAGTGGTGTTGTTGGTAAGTATTTGGAAATGCGTACTGATGGTATTCTTTATTGGGAAAATGAAAAAGTTTGGACAGGTAGTACAGATGGTGCTGGTTCTGGATTAGATGCAGATTTATTAGATGGTCAACAAGGGACATATTATGACCATAGAATATATACTTCTACTGGAAATATTGCTGGTTCTTTTTTAGGAGGACATTATTCATCTGGGGGAACTGAAAAACCTAACTCAGCTACATTCGGAGCTGGTAAGTTAAAGGTAGCCATGCTTAGTAACGGAAACCTTGGATTTGGTGGAAGTTGGAATGATGTTCTATGGATGTCAACTTATAATGGTGGTGATGTTAAACAAAGTTACGCAATTGTTGGAGATAAGTATGGTGATAACCTATGGTTCTCAAGACAAGCATTTGATTCTGCAACTTGGGGTACTGGTAGAAGATTGTGGCATAGTGGGGATACTACCATATCAACAACAGGTGATATGCGTTCTCCAATTTTCTATGATTCGGATGATACAACATATAGAATTGATGGAAATAGTACATCTGTTCTTAATAACTTAAATATTGCTGGAACTCTTACTGTAAATGGTACAATAAATTTAGGTAATGATTTCCAAATCGGTGATTATAAATATTTTGGAATCAATAACTTAGGTGCATCTGCAACTCAAGCTAGAAGATTTGAAGTTGCACGAATTGGTATTGATTTTAATGATTGGAACTCTGTTGGTTTATTTGAAGTTGAACTTTCGGAAAATTACTACGATAAAGGTTTAAGAAAAAGATATATAGTTTCTTATGGATATGTTTCTGCAGCATCAGTTCAATTAGTTGAAGCAAATGGTATAGGTTCAAATCACTTCCAAGTAACTATTGGTTCTGAAGTAGTTGTAAGTGGTGACCATAGATACATTCCTGTATATGTTGATGTTAGATATTACTCATCAGTTGATGCTCTTATTAGAACTACACGAAGTATTACTACCAATACAAATAGTGCAATTGGTGCGGTTTATATTAACACATCACCTTCTGCAACTAACATTTCCGATTTTACGGCAGATAGTATTGTATATCCAACTTCAGGTCAATTCGGTATTGCTGCACCAACATTCTACGATTCGGATAATACATCATATTATATAGACCCATCTAATGGAGCAAATGGAATTTCTGCTAATTTACAGGGTAGAATTCAAGTTGGTACATTTAATAATTCTCAAACTAATACTGGTGAGGCTTGGATTGGTAGAGCATCTGATAGAGCAGCCGGTGTATTAACTGTACAATTAGGTGGTGGTGCAGGTAGATATTTAGAAGTAGTAGATAATGCTTGGACTACTGTTGAGTTTAGTGTAAATGATAGTGGTGTTGCTACTGCAGCAGCAAGTTTTAGAGCACCTATATTCTATGATTCGAATAATACATCATATTATTTAGACCCTACATCAACAACATCGTTAAGAACTGTTGGTAGTTGGAGAAGTGATTCATCTACATGGGATGGTGAATTTAGTGGTAAGATTCAATATCATTCTAATAATTGGTATTTCCAAGCTGCTGGAGACTGGATTTGGAGAAATTCAGGTGGTAGTAACGTAATTTATGGTAACCAAAGTGGTGAATTGACTGCAACTGGGAACATGCGTTCACCTATATTCTACGATTCTGATAATACTGGGTATTATACAAATCCAGCAGGAACATCTCGTATGAATGGAATTGCATTTGATGCAGCATCGCCTGTATATAGTGTAACCGCTGGAACATCATATCAACAACATTTTCAAATTAGAGAAGCAGGTGCTAGTGGTGCAAATGGTTCGGCCATTGCATACGCACCATCAATTGGTTTCCATTGGAGTGGTGTAGTTGCATCCAATATTACAATGGAAGCAAGTGGTAGAATTTCAATAAGAAATAATCCGGGTACATCATATGAAAATTTGGTTGCTAACAATATGTACGCATATGCATTCTATGATGAAAATAATACTGGATATTACTTAGACCCTGCATCTACTTCTGTACTAAACGCAATTAGATTGGGTACATCTGCAAATAATTCTACATTATCTGGAGCTGGTGATTGGGGTGTTAGATTTACTACAGACGTTGGATACATACAAATAGGACCTGCAAATAGTTCATATGCTCATATCTATACGGATAGAGGTAATTTCTATATGAACGTAAATGACCTTTATCTAAATGGAAACCTTGTACCCGCATTTGGATATAATAGAGGTAGTGGTAACTTATTTGCAGCAATTTATTATGATGCAAATAATACTAATTATTATATAGATGGAGCATCAACATCAAACCTAAATGATTTACAAACTGCGGGAAGAGTTGTAATTGGTGGTAACTTTAGTAATAACGCATACAATTCAGTAGGTTCTGCTAGATTACATTTTGGAGGAGGTAACTCTGATGCAAATGATAACTATTACATAGGTACTAATATAGAAGGTTATGGTGGTTCATATACTAAATTAGATTTAAGATGGCATACTGGTATCCGTATGGGTGCACAACCTGGATATGGTGGTATTCGTTTTTATGATACTGAAGATTTAGGTACGCTTATATTCTCAATTGGTACTGGTGATGCACATGTTAGGGTAACTAATAATTTATATGTAAATGGATACACTTATTTAGGAAATGGTAACGCTGATGAAACTCATATTAATGATACTTTAAGAGTTGGTGCAACCGATAGTGGTGATTCTCATTTCTATTTTGGAGAAGATTCATCATCTTGGTATGGTGACCATTGGTATTGGGATTCTGGATATAATGTTTATAGATATAGTAGATTCGCTGGAACTGATTCCCTAATTCACTACCATGATACGAGAGATACTACTAGAATTACATATGCTAGAAATATTGTATTTGATGATTTCGGAAAAGGTATAGTTGGTAACTATTCAGCAGAGAGATTACAATTGGTATTTGCTATGGGTGATTCATACAAACCAAATACGGCAGGTACATCAACGGCAAATATGTATGGTATTGGTTGGTCACATCCAAACGCAGGTGGATTAGGTGGAGCTAATAATCTTAATGACCACGGTTTATTGATTATCAATAATGGTACATTTAGAGCAGCAATTTCATCTAGAATTGTGGCATCTGAAGAAGTAAGAGGTACATTATTTAGAGATTACAATGATAGTGGGTATTATTTAGACCCTAATACAACTGGAATTTCTTTAAGAATAGGTGGAACTGTTCATTCAGGTGGAGCATTTAGTAGTGATGGTTATTCATCATCATCACCAAACGTTGTGACACGAATAACTGCACCACAAGGAGCAGCATTTTCATCAGATGGTTCTACTGGAGCTATTAGAATTAAATTACCATTTAGGGGAAATAACCCTATGTGGACTATGAAGGTTCGAATTTATAATTACTCTACTAACCAAACATCAGAATATCTATTAGGTAATTATGCTTATGACCAAGGTGGTTATAACTCATCTGCTACTTTTATAGGTGGAGCAAGTGCAACTGCACATACTGTAAGATTTGGTAATCAGGACGGAGTTGATTGTGTTTGGATAGGTGAAACAAATACTGGATGGAGTTATCCGGTAGTTAGTGTTATTGATTTTACATCTGGATTTAGAAGTTCAAACGCTGATTCACAATCTAGAAATTGGAATATAGCAGTAGTAACATCATTTGGTACAGTCCAAACTGCAATAACGCCTGAAATTAGATTATCTAATACATACGCTCCTACATTTAGAGCTGATACGGATATGAGGGCACCAATTTATTATGATACCAACACTGCGTATTATATAAATGGTGATGGTGCATCAAACCTAAATACTCTACAAACTTATTCATATCAAGGTAATGGTAACGTAGGTGGAACTGGAAACGCATCTTGGCATCCATCTGGTATCTATTCAGCTGGTTATAACTGGTTGTATGGTGGTATCAATATGAATGGTGGCACATTAGATGGAGCAGGTCCAATTTATGGTACTATATATTATGATAGAAATGATTCAGGATATTATGCAGACCCTGCATCAACATCTAATTTTTATAATTTAAATTTAACTGGAGCTAAACATACCTACCTTACTATAAACCCTGGTAACGGATGGGAAGCAATGGTTCGTTATATTGGTGGTAGTGGTAGTAGTTGGTATGTTGGTAAACGTACATCAACTCAATTGTTAGGTAGTACTGATGCATTCCATATGTATTCTGAAACTGCCGGTAGAACAGTTGGTGGATATGATACTGCTGGTAATCATTACGCATATGGTTCATCAAGAGCTACTATATTCTATGATATAGATGATACTACATATTATATGAACCCCAATAGTAACACTTACTTATATGGTACATTTCAAGTAAATGGTGGACATGGGGATTCTCAAATTGGAGTTAGATTATTGTCTGGAAACAATGGTGCTGGTGCAGGTGAAATTAATTTAAGAATGTGGGTATCTGAACCTGGTGTAACGTGGAACTGGGGTGGATTTGGATATAACGTAACTAATAATAATGGTTCACCAAACGGATTTGGTAGAATAAATACCGCACACGGACAGGCATATATGAGATTTAGTGATGGTGGTGATTTGTATTTCTATAATACAAATACATCTGGTACTAGAGTTACTAATATGGAAATGTATCCAAATAATACCGTATTATTTAACAACTACGCTACGGGTGGTAACTCATTAAGAGCACCAATATTTTATGATTCGGATAATACGGGATACTATGGTGATTTTGCATCAACATCTCGTATAAACGCTATTAATTATGATAATTTATATTGGGCGGGAGATACGAGTTATGGTTTCATTGGTAGAAACGTATATGCTGATACTGTAAATGGTAGAGGTAGTGACCCGTTAGAATTAAACTATTATGATGGTGGTGATGTTTACATTGGACCTGGTGGTGGTAATAAAAATTTAAGAGCTAATCTTTACTATGATTATGCAAATACTGCATATTATTTAGACCCTAATGGAACTGCTAGATTATCATATGTAGTAGCAAATGGTGGTATCCGAATTGATGGAAATGAAAACCTTTACTTAGATAACAACTATGGACAATCAATTGTAGGTGTTTATACATCTGTTAGATATCAGGGTATATTTGCAATGGGTAATGCATATAAATTAGCAATTGATGGTACTGGTACTGGTAACTTATATGGATTATCTTGGTCACATCCTAATGCTGGAGGACAAGCTGGATTCTTAAATGACCACGGTTTATTGGTAATGAACTATGGTACAACTTTTGCGGCAATATCATCACGTGGTTGGTTCAGAACTTCAGTTCAGGCACCTATATTCTATGATAATGATGATACTGGATACTATGGTAATTATGCAGGTGATAGAAGCACCAGCGTTAATGGATTTACCGCAAGAACAGTAGAAGGAACCAAAGGAACATGGAAATACAATATCCCAAGATTTATTCATACGGGCGACTCTAATTATTGGGTTGGAAGTATGGGTTGGGGTACAACTGACTTCAACACTATGATGACATGGGGTAGTGGATTCATTGATTCTTGGTCAAACCCATCAAATCAACCATCTGGTACTTCACATTGGGTAGGTACTCAAGCATATCACTACACCAATGCATACAATAGTGCATATGGTTGGCAGTTGGTAGGTGGTCCAATTGGAAATTTACGATTCCGTCAATCTTGGCCAAATGCTGGTACTTGGAGAACTGTACCTATGCTTGATGTGAATGATGGAAATAGTGGAGCAATGTATGCTGGAATTTATTATGATTCGGCTGATAGTGCATATTATGCAGACCCAGCATCAACATCTCGTTTAAATATAACTAAGACTGCATTAAAAGCTCATAATGATATGAGTGGTTATGGAGAAGGAAACTGGGTTTCAGATTTCAATCGAACTCCAATAAGTTCATTTACGTTTGGTGAAGATAAATATAATGGTGGTCCATCTGGAACTTGGTGGTTCCAGGTAAATATGAGACATGCAAACTCAAGTAACTATTGGGGAACTCAATTGGCATATGGATGGGAAGATAATGCAAATGAAATTTATCAAAGAAATATTACCGGAGGAAGTTTCAGCGGATGGGTTAGATATCTAAATTCAAACAACTATTCTGGTTATTCAAATTTCGGAACAGGTACAGTTTATGGTGGTATATATTACGATGGTAATAACTCTGGATACTATGGTGATTTTGCATCAACATCTCGTTTCAATACAACCATAACTGATACAACATACTTCGGTTCAGATACTAATAAAGGTAGAGCACAGGGATATGGTACTTGGTCAAATTCATTCCATAAAACGGCATACATGTCATTTGACTGGAACGCGAATTATGACACTTATTCAAATCATGGTATCGCATCTACTGATTTAAATGGTTCGTTTAGTGATTCGATGAGTATTAACTCATTTAATGATATCAACTTAAGATTAGATTCAAATGATAATAATGCAAACTCATATGTAAGAATACATGATAATACTACTGGCCAGTCAGTTTCCGTAGCATATATCGGACGAGAGAGTGGTAACCCTATTGCATATTTCAATAATAGAGTATATGGTAACGTATATTACCACAACAGTGATACTGCATATTATTTGGCTCCGAATGGTACTTCCAGATTGAATAGAACAAACTATGATTATGTTTATTCTTATAACTGGGTTTACGCACAGGGTGATGTTATTGCATACTACTCTGATGAAAGATTAAAAACTAAAGTTGGTTCTATTGAAAACGCTTTAGATAAAATCTCTAAATTGAATGGATTCTATTATGTTGAAAATGATTTAGCAAAATCATTCGGATACAAAAACGAAAAAAGACAATTAGGTTTATCAGCACAAGAAGTACAAGAAGTTTTACCTGAAATTGTGACATTAGCACCATTTGATACGGAAACTGATAAAAATAATAATATTGTAGGTTCCAAATCTGGAGAAGATTACTTAACTGTAAACTACGCTAAAGTAGTTCCTCTTTTAGTTGAAGGTATTAAAGAACAAACCGAAATAATCAATTCTCAGCAAAAACAAATTGATGAATTAAAAGAAATGATTAAATCTTTGATAAAATAATTGATATTTATATAAAAGAAGAAAAACTCCCAATCATACAACCAAAATTTATGTTTTGGGATTTTTCTTTATATTTATATGTGTATTTGATATTATAATCAAACTAAACTTATTGGAGAAATAAAATATGGCAGAAAGAATTGTATCACCCGGAGTATTCACAAGAGAAAACGATTTATCGTTCTTGGCTCAGGGTATCGGAGAAATTGGAGCAGCGTTTATAGGACCTTTCAAACAAGGACCTGCGTTTGTTCCCACAATCGTAAGAACACAATCAGAATTCGAAAACATTTTCGGAACACCTGATGGAACATACTACACAGAGTATGCGGTTCAAAACTATTTAAGAGAAGCAGGTACTGTGACTGTTGTAAGGGTAATGGATACCGGAGGATATACACAAGCTACACCAATTGGTTTAGTTGCTAGTGGTTCTGCTGGTAAGAAATTAATCTCTACTATTCACTCAACCAACAATGGTGATGCTGAAGTAGGATTTGGTCCATTTACTGTAACACCATCATTAACTATATCTGGTTCATTTGTAGTTTCTGGTTCTGGTATTGGTTTTGTATCATCATCTTTAGTTCCATCGGCAACTAATGATGTAAGTGATGTATTTGGTGAATCACCATTTGGTTCAAAAGATGGATATGTTTATTCATACTTTGAAAATGAAGCATCTGCATTTAATTACAATACAAGCAATCCTGCTGGAGCAGTTGTAGCAATTGCATTACCATCTCAAGTATTTGGTGGTACTGATTTAGGATTAGGAGCACCTTCGCAAGCTGGAGCATCTCCTGCACAAACTCCTTATGTAAAATCACAACTTATTTCTGGTGAGAGATATGAATTATTCCGTTTCCATACATTAGGATATGGTAACAACGAAAACACAAGATTTAAAATCGGTATTTCTAATGTGAAAGCAGCTGGTGAAGATGGAGCAACTGATTACTCTACATTCTCTGTATCTGTAAGAGCATACAATGATACTGATAAGAGAAAATCAGTATTAGAAACATTTAACAACGTAAACTTAGACCCTGCATCTCCTAACTTTATAGCTAGAGTAATTGGTGATAGATTTATGACAATTGATTCAACTGGTAAAATTACTGAATATGGTGATTGGTTGAATAACTCAAAATATATTAGAGTAGAAGTTAAAGAGCAAGGTTCATACCCTGTATCAGCAGCACCATTTGGACATGGAGCTTATACTAATCCAATTGAAACAACAACAACAACACAGGCCGAATGGATACCTGCTGTTGTTTTCCAAACTGGTTCAGTAGATAATACTGCTGGTTCACCAATTTATTTTGCTGGTTTTGATTTCGAAACAATTGGTATTAAATTAGATAACGCTAATTATTTGGCACCATTACCAACTACTAAAATTGGAGCAAACGTAGATTTCGGATTTGATTCTCAACTTACTTATGTAATGAGTGGTTCTGATTCAACTGATATGGCTAAGAGACAATTTATATTAGGTTTCCAAGGTGGATTTAACGGACAATCTCCGGCAACTCCAATTAACTTAGGAACGGCAATATCAGCAGCTAACTCACAGGGATTTGATTTATCAACTTCTGTAGCTAGTGGATATGAGGCATACTCTAAAGCAATCAACGCAATTTCAAACGCTGATGAATATGATATCAATATGGTTGTAACTCCGGGTGTTATTAGAAGATTACACACTCCGGTTACTACTAAAGTAATTGATATGGTTGAAGCTAGACAAGATTGTTTCTACATCGCTGATTTTAACGCAGCACCTGATACAATAGCACAAGCTACTACTCAGGCAGCAGCAGTTGATTCAAACTACGCTGGTACTTACTACCCTTGGGTTAAGATGGTTGATTCAAACACTAACAAATTAATAAGTGTTCCACCATCAGTATTGTTACCTGCTGTGTACGCATCAAATGACGCTATTGCGGCTGAATGGTTCGCACCTGCTGGTTTGAATAGAGGAGGAATCGTAGGAGCTGTTTCAGTTCTTAATAGATTAACACATTCTGAAAGAGATACTTTATATGAAAACAAAGTAAACCCAATCGCTTCTTTCCCTGGGCAAGGTATTGTAGCATTTGGACAAAAAACGTTGCAAGATAAAGCATCAGCATTGGATAGAATCAACGTAAGAAGATTATTGATTACCGTTAAAAAGTATATCGCATCTACTTCTAGATTCTTAGTGTTCGAACAAAATACCGCAGCAACTCGTGGTAGATTTATCAACACTGTACAACCTTACTTAGAAGGAATTCAACAAAGACAAGGTTTATACGCATTCAAAGTAGTTATGGATGAATCTAACAACACACCTGATGTAGTAGATAGAAACATTTTAGCAGGACAGATATTCTTACAACCAGCAAAAACTGCTGAATTTATTGTAATTGATTTCAATATCTTACCTACTGGAGCAAGTTTCTCAGCATAAATTAACAAATAAAAAAATAACTAATATTTATTAGTATAATAGGAGATAAAACATGGCAGAAGTATTAGAATTTTCACAAATGATGTTTACCAACTTCGAACCGAAGATGAAGAACCGCTATATTATGGAGATTGACGGAATTCAATCTTACTTAATAAAATCAGCGGCTAGACCATCTATCACTTTCGAACCGGTTAAACTAGACCATATCAACACTTATCGCAAATTGCAAGGTAAGGGAGAATGGCAGGACATTACAATAACATTGTATGACCCAATCGTTCCATCTGGAGCACAACAAGTAATGGAATGGGTTCGTTTAGGATATGAATCGTTAACTGGTAGAAAAGGTTACGCCGATTTCTATAAAAAGGACATCGATTTCTATATGCTAGGGCCTGTTGGTGATAAAATCGAACAATGGAAGTTAAAAGGAGCATTTATTGTATCTGCTAACTTCGGAGATTTATCATTTGATTCAAACGATGCAGCTGATATCGAATTGACATTGGCTTATGATTACGCAATTTTAGAATTCTAAAATAAAAATCAATAATTACATTAATTAGAGAGGTTCTTTTATTAAGAATCTCTCTTTTTTTTTAATTTTTCAAAAAGTATATATTTATATACAAACAAATAAAGGTTAATTATGAGCAATACTAAATTCGATTTCCCAACGGAAATTATTGATTTACCATCAAAGGGGTTAGTGTATCCCGAAAAACACCCATTAAGAAAGGGTAACATTGAAATCAAATACATGACAGCTAGAGAAGAAGATATCCTTGCATCACAAACTTTAATTAAAAAAGGTGTGGTATTGGATAAATTATTCGAATCTATTGTTGTTGAAGAAGGTGTTAATATCAACGATGTATTTATTGGAGATAAAAACGCAATTTTAATGGCAACAAGAGTATTAGGTTATGGGGCTGATTATACTGTTGAAATTACTGACCCATTTACATTGGAAAAACAATCAGTAACAATTGATTTATCTAAGGTGAAAACTAAAGATGTTAATGAATCTCTATTAAATGGTGAAAATAGATATAAATTCAAATTACCAAAATCAGGTAAAGAGTTGGTATTTAAATTACTAACACACGGTGATGAAACTGAAATTACAAAAGAAATTCAAGCATTAGAAAGATTATATAAAGGAAAGGGAGAAAAAACATTTGATGTTACTACTCGTTTGAAATATATGATACAATCTGTTGATGGAAATGAAGATAAAGGGTTTGTTACAAGCTGGATTCAAAATGGATTCCTTGCATTGGATACTAAGGCATTTAGAAAATATGTTAAGGAGTTAAGTCCGGATATGGATTTAAAATTTGATTTCACATCAGATGTAACAGGCGAAACGGAGGCGCTAGATATCCCATTTGGGATAAACTTTTTTTACCCTACCGAGTGATTATAGTATTCAACTCCATACTCAAATTTGGGAGTTGGTTAATTATGGTAATGGATTCAGCTGGAATGATGTGTATTTCATGCCATCACAATGGAGAAAATTCTATTTTAACAAATTAATTGAGTTAAAAAAGAAAGAATCCGAAGAACATAAAAAAGCACAACAACAATCGAAAGTGAGGATTAAAAGATAATCCTCACTTTTTTTTATCTTTATATTTATAGGAGTACGAATAACATAAATTATTATGGGAAAGAAAAATTTAAACGAAGGTTCAATTGTTGGATTCATAAATCGTTTTTTAGATGACCTTCAAAAGGGTACTCAAGACAGGTTTATACAACAAGCCAAAAAGAAAGGAGTTCCTACTCACGTTACTGCCAGATTAACAACCATTGAAAAAGAAATCAAAGAGTTAGAGAAAATTCTTAAGGATTTATAATAAATTATGGCAGATAGCAACAGTCTACTTAAAGAAAGAGTTGAGATACTAAAACAAATTAAGCAAATTCAGCTTGAGCAGGGAAAAGATGCCGCTAAGTTGGATGAAACTTATATTAAATTAAAAAGTAGATTAGAGGGAATAGTAGGTACTTTAAAGACATTTGTTGATAATCAAAATAAAACAGTACAGGGTGCTGTTACATTAGAGCAAGAAGCTAAATCGTTGGGTACAATATACTCAGCTGTTTCTAATGAAATGCGAACTCAAGCGATATTACAAAGAGATATAGCAACTAGTGTATCAGACCAATTAGCAAGAGGTAGTGAAATTTCTGAAAGAAATAAAACATCATCTGATATTGTAACTGATATATTATCACAATATAACGAACAATCATCGATAGCAAAAGAGTTAGCTCAACTAACCGCTGATGATATTGTTCAAAAAGCTGAATTAGAAGATAAATTAAATTCAATTAGTGACCAAATTCAAGAGCAAGTTAATGCATTGGATAAGAGAACTAATGTAGCTAAACAATTTCTAAGTATTCAAGGGCAAATAGAAGCATCCATTGAATCTCAGGTTGTAGCTGCAAGGGATATGGCATCTCTAACACAAGAACAAAAAGATATATTAGAAGAACAGGCAACTGCGTTTGATGCTATAAAGAAAAAAATAGGAGCATTAGGTTCAACCTTAACAACATTTTTACTAAGACCTCAAGCAGCTATTGGAGCATTAGTAATTGCAACTGGTGCGTTCGCCAATAAATTTGGTGATATGAATAAAGAGTTGGGGCAATCATTCTCACAAGGATTGAACTCTTCAACTACATCCGCAACTGCATTAGGATTTATATTTGAAGATACTGCTAGTACTGTAAAATCATTAGCATCTGAATTCGGAGATGTATCTGCTGCAACATTCCAAACACAAGCTAATGTTGGGTTAATAGCTGCTAATATGGGTATAACAAATACCGAAGCAGTTGGATTAATGGGTTCATTTGCAAGGTTGAATGGTGGTTCAACCGAAATAGCAGCAAATATGATTAAAACCACTCAGGAGTTTGCAAACCAAAATGGAATTATACCTGCCGATTTAATGGCAGATTTAGCTGGTTCAGCTGAAGAGTTTGCATTATTTGGAAAAGATGGTGGTAAAAATATATTACAAGCAGCAGGATACGCTAAGAAATTAGGTGTAAATATGAGTACCATTAGTGGTGTTGCTGATAACCTATTGGATTTCGAATCATCTATTACTAAGGAATTAGAATTAGGTGCAATGCTTGGTAAAGATATCAACTTAGATAGAGCTAGAGCATTAGCATATGAAGGTGATATGCAAGGTGCAATGAATGAAACCTTAAGTGCATTAGGTGGTATTGAAGCATTCAACAAAATGGATTACTTCCAAAAGAAAGCATCCGCTGATTTATTAGGAGTTTCGGTTGCAGAATTGGAAAAAATGGCTACAAACCAAGAGAATGCCAATACAATGGGTGCTGCTGTAAATGAAACGTTTAGTGCTATGGGGGAAACCCTTAACATGGGATTAAATAAATATTTAGGTACTGGATTAGAGGGGCTTGGTGGGATGATTACAATGAGTGGTCAACTTGGCCAAGGGTTTAAATCATTGGGCATCGATATGGGTGGTATAGTTACTAAATCAGCTGATTTCTTAAAGAACTTAGTTAAGATGGGTGCACAAAAAGTAGCTGGTTTATTTGGTGGGGGTGCTACTGATGCTGTTGCTGGTGGAGCTAAAGATAAACTTTTAGCTGGTGTTGGTGATAAAGCAAAAAGTATAAAAACACCGGATACCGATGCTGGGGATAAGATGGGTAAAATGGGTAAGGGTATTAAGGCAAATGATTTAATTAAAGGAGCCGCAGCTATGTTAATTATGGCAGCCGCATTATATGTAGCAGCTAAAGCATTCCAAGAATTTGCAACTGTTAAGTGGGAAGATGTTGGAAAGGGTTTAGTTGGGGTAGCTGGTTTGGCCGCAATTGCTTATGTATTAGGAAAAGCACAAGGTGATATGATAAAAGGAGCATTGGCAGTAGCAATATTAGGATTAGCATTAGTACCATTTGCATACGCAATGAGTTTAATAAGTGGATTGGACATTGGTTCAGTAATAGCAGCTGGAGCTGGTTTAGTAATATTTGGAGCAGCTGCATTCGCATTAGGTTCATTAATGATGACTGGTGCAGGAGCATTTATATTTGGAGCTGGTTTATTAGCATTAGCTGGATTAGGAATTGCAATGATGACATTGGGTGCTGGTTTATTAGTTGCCGCAGCTGGATTTAACGCAATTGGTGGTTCTATGGGAAGTGTAATATCATCAATATCACAAATCGGAGATGTATTGGCTGGTATATTCGCATTTGTAGGACCAATGGCTATGTTATCACTTTCATTGGGGGTACTATCATTCGCATTGATAGGATTTGGTATGGCTGGTTTAATAGCCGCACCTGGTTTACTTCTTGTGGGAGCTGGTATAATGATGGTTGGTGCTGGATTAACACTAATATCAACTGCACTTACTACATTAAGTGGTGGATTAGGAAGTGTGTTAGGAATACTTCCACAAATAGGAAGTGTATTGAGTGGAATGTTTGAATATGCTGGACCGATTGCTATGTTATCACTTTCATTAGGTACATTATCGTTAGCATTGATGGGATTCGGATTAGCCGGTTTAATTGCCGCACCTGGTTTACTTCTTGTGGGAGCTGGTATAATGTTGGTTGGTACTGGATTAAGTTTAATAACTACTTCACTAGCTACATTAGGTGGTGGATTGACAAGTGTTATAACGGCAATGTCAACGGTTGGTAGTGTTATTGGAGAAATGTTCCAATACATTGCACCAATAGCCGCTCTATCTCTTGCGTTAGTAGGATTAGCTGGAGCATTGACTTTAGTAGGTGTAGCTGGTATAGCTGCATTGCCTGGTTTAATGGCTGTAGCTGCTGTTGGAGCAATAGCAGTTGGTGTTGGTTCAATGTTAGGAATGGGTGGTGGAGAAGGAGCCGGTGCTGAAGGTGGTGATACCGCATTATTAGATGAAATTAAAGGTTTAAGAGCTGACCTTAGTTCTGGTAAGGTTGGTGTTTATATGGATGGAACAAAAGTATCAGCCGCAATTGGTAGAGTGGTAAATAAGGTAGGAAGTAATTCATACGCAATATAATATGGCACAAACATTAGAAGAATTATTTAAAAGTAAACAATTAGCATCTCAGGATGGTAAAACTGCTGCCGTTGCTTATGATGTACGAAATAGTAAAGATATTAGGATATCTACTACTGATTTATTAGTAAATAATACTGGATTTGCAGCTGCAAGATTATTAAGAAAAGTAATTGGTGTAAGAAGAAGTGAAACTTTATTAGAAGAAGAGTTGACAGGAGTTCGTATAATCAGAGGATTATCAACACCTGTAATATATGGTAATGAACTAACGAGAATTACACTAAGAACTACACCAATGTTGGATGCTATGAAATCAGCTACATCGGGTGAATTGAGTGATAGCGGTAAGATTGGTGGAAAGGTTTCAAAATTAAGAGATAGTGTAAATTCTAAATTAGGTATTCCAATAGGAGCAACTCCAACTTATGTAGTTGGTAAATTGATGGCAGGTGGAACGCTTGGTACTGAAAAAATAAATTTAGGATTGGTTCAAGATAGAATGAATGATTTAGCTGCAATTAAAAAATCAGCCGAAGGTTCATTATTAGGTAAGTTACTAAAAGGTTTAGGTGGTGGTAATTTAAAAACTATTGGTAAACAAGCATTAGGAGCCGCTATAAAACTTGGTAAAGATGCGCTTAGAAATAAACTATTTGGAGGTTCGGAACGTACTGGATTAAAAACAGAAGGAACTGTAATTGTAAAGGGTAGTGTTACTGGATTTACTAAAACCAGTACTGATTTTTTTGGAGTTGTTTCAACTAATTATGGATTTGATAAAGATGCAACTCCATCAACTAAACCTGAAAATGGACAGCTTGATGCAAAAGGTGCATCTTATACTAAAACAATATTTCCAGAAGGAGATACACCTAAAGATAGAAATGATTTATCATATAAGCAGGAATTAGAATTCAAACCAATTATATTCTCAAAAGAACCTGATAAAATAAAAAAATTCTCAGAATCTAAAAAACAATCTAAGTGGGATAAGACTACATTTTTAGAAACTGATAAGCGTGGTATGTACACCAATAGGGATATAATAAATGAATTGGATGTAAATGCAAAAAATGAAGATGCTGATTTTGTTGCTTTAAGATTTCAATCAGTAGCTGATAAAAAGCTTGTTCAATTTAGAGGTACAATTACCGCATTAACTGAAACAATGTCACCAAGTTGGGATTCTAATAAATTTATAGGTTCACCATTTAATTATTATACATATACTGGAATTGAACGTAGTGTTAGTTTTAATTTTAAAGTATTTTCTTTAAATGAAGCTGAACATACAATTGCTTGGAAAAAATTAGATGCGTTGACTGGTATGACTTATCCAACTGCATATTCTGGGTTATCTGTTACACCACCTTTAATGTATTTTACAGTGGGTAACTTATATAAAGGTAAAGAGGCATTTATAGATTCATTATCATATACAATTGATGATAATTATCCTTGGGAAATTAAAAAAGGTATGGTATTGCCAATGATAGTTGATGTTGCTATTAGTATGACACTAATTGAAAGTAAATCAACAACTTATAACAAATCAAAATATGCATATAAATAAAATAAAAGTATATGGCAAGTAGATACGAAAATACAGAAATCAGAAATACTAATGATGGTAGACGAGTATATCGTTCAAAGATATACCCTGATATTCCATTAAGTGATACTGATATCTATGTAGTTACTGAATCAGATGATAGATTTGATACTCTAGCATATCAATACTATGAAGATGCATCACTTTGGTGGATAATTGCATCTGCTAATAATATACATGATGCACCATTTGGAATTCAAGATGGAACTGTATTAAGAATACCTACAAATTATATAGAGATAAGCAACAATTTTAATCAATAAGTTATGTCAACATTTCCAAATTTCTCTCAAATAAAAAGTGGAATTACATCCAAGTTAGATGGTAGAAAGGGTAATTCATTTAAAGTATCAGGTTTAAACGCGTGGGTTAGATTAACATCTGGAGCAAGTCCGGGTTTAACAATGTATTCAAATCCAAATGTAAAACTATTTGATGCTGCTGGTATTTATGGTAGCTCTAATTCATCTGGTATTATTGGAACTCGTTGGGATGGTAAATCTGCTGTTGGTGGTGGTAGTAGTGGACCTCAAAGACCTGCTGCTATTGTAACTTCATTAGAAATTGATGAAGGTGCAGGAAATCTTTCTAGAAAAGCAACATTTTCAATTACTTGTTTTAGTAAATCGCAAATGGAGGAATTATCTAAATATTTCTTAGAACCGGGTTATTCCATATTCATTGAATGGGGTTGGAACACTGCTGCTGGAGTTGGTGGATTGGTTGGATTAAATGCGGCAACTGTATCATCATTTCAATCATTTCAAAAAACTGATGCACAAAGAAAAACGGGAGGTTATGAATACGATAACTACTTAGGATTTAATACTGGTGGAAGTATTAGTATAGATGGTGATAAATGGATTATTAGTGGCAAATGTACGGGATATACAGAGTTACCATCGTATTTAGTTACATCTGAAACTGGTGTTCAAAAGGATGGTGATGAAGGTACATTAGCAAGCGAACCTATTTATGGTGAAAATGATATAGAAACTGCTGGTGAAGCTGCTCTTGGTAAACAAAGATGGATGAAGTGTTATAATTCACTTCCTGGTACAAGACAAACAGCTCATGTAAAAGCTTTGCAAGATTCTTTATCTGATGTAAATAATTTTATAGGATTTGATGAAGAGGTATCTGGGATGGTTAATGATTCAACTGATGGTAAAAGTTTATTTGGTATTACATTTGCTGAAAGTAAACTACTTGTTGGTGGTGAAAAAGTTTCATTTCCAAAAGGAACTAAAATTGTATCTGAGCAAAAATTTATAAGATTTAGTGCATTAATGGAAATATTTAATGCAATTGGTGTAGAGGGATATACTTTAAATGGTGAAGATTCTAAAATAATTTCGTTTATATTAAATACAAAAGATACTGCATGTTCTGCATTTAAACATATGTATAGTATTGATTCTACTAAATTATTTATACCAAATAAAAGTACACCAGCTATGAAATTAGCAGGAATTTCAGATGTATTACCTAATATAAATGCATTAATCAGCGCTGCAACTGTTACTGATAATAGGGTTGGTGGAGTAGTAGAATTTCCAAACTCAGGTCCATTAAATCAAAAACAAACAAATGGTGCAGATACTATTACTAAAAACCCAGAAGAGTGGGGATATTTGCATGATTTGTATATAAATTTTGATTTTGCAAAAGGTGTAATGGATACTAAAAACTTTTTTATTAAAGATGCACTTTATCAAATTTTAAATGGAATATCATCTGCTGTAAATGGTATGTGGGATTTCCAATTAGTAGAGCATGCTGTAAATGAAACAACTACAGAATTAAGAGTATTTGAAACTAATTGTATAACAAATAGTACACCATCTACCCCATATACATTTCAATTAACTGGTCCTGATTCTATTTTTATGGAAGCTAGTCTTGATTTGGATATTAGTGGAGCAAAAATGAACCAAATTATAGGAAGTAGACTAGGTCAGAGTTTAAATGGGGATACTAAACATATACCAAAAGCTTTATTTAGTAGTAAAACGGATATGATAAAGGTTAAAATGAAAAAGAAAGACCCACCTCCTAAAATTCCAACAATGGATACGGAAGATGCTAAAGAAGCTAATTTAAATTTAATATTAGGTAAATTATCATTTTATCCTAAAGTTGAACATACTGAGCAAAGTACATTAGATGGATTGGATTTATATGATATATGTTATTTAGGTGCATTTAATGACTCATCCATATTTTCAGCATTTAAAACTGGAAAAAATACCGAAGAAAAGGGAACAGCTCCATTAATGCCGATTAATTTTTCATTTTCAATACATGGTATAAGTGGTATTAAGAGGGGTGATAAATTTAAAGTAAATGGAATTCCATCTGCATATAATAGTGGATTTTTCCAAGTGTTATCTGTAAAGCATACAATCGAAGGTATGGTATGGACAACTGAAGTTACTGGTGGATATAGACCAAAGCGATAAAATATGAATTTGGATAGATATAAAAATATAATTAAATTACCATTAGAGTATAGGCCGGTAAGGGTAGTTACGCATTTACCGGAACCAAGTGATTTTGATTATAAAAAAGGGTATATAACCAGATACTTTTTACAAAAGGCAAATGATTTTGATTCACCTATATATGAAGTTAAACAAAGTGCTATGATGAAATACGCTTCTAATAGTTTTTATACTGTTGCTTCATTAGATTGGAGATTAACAGGAACTAAAGAAGAGATTAAAGCTTCAAATTCATCATCACTTAAATTAACATCACTTAAATTACCAAAGATAGCACTATATTTACCAAATCTTATACAATTTATTAAATATAATTTGGATAATTCAAAATAATTTCATATATTTGTATATAAAATTGTGCAATAGTGAAAATAAGTGTTATAGTTCGTACATACAACCGACCTGATTTATTAAAAGAAGCATTGGCATCTGTCCAACTTCAATCTCATACGAATTGGGAGGTTATTATTTTTGATGATTCAGCATCTGATGTTAATTTTAACATTTATAAAGATTTTAAATCACAAAATCCTAAAAATGATGTTTTATACCACACATCAAATACTCCATACGATTTATTTAAGAATTCTTGGAAAATTGGAGTAAAACTTGCTAATGGTGAATTGATTGTACGATTGGATGATGATGATTTATTGGCAGAAGATACATTAGAGTACTTATCAAACACATATACACAACATACTGAGTTAGATTTCTCATATGGTTCAGCTGTATTCTTTGAGAATACTACATTACAACAAATAAATCAAACTCAAACTCCATTAGAGGCCCCAAAGACAAGAGATTTATGGACAGCATATACAATTCCTAATAATCACCCTTGGACTCATCCTTGGAGTTGGACAACTAACTATTATGATGAACCAAAGCATTTTACATCTATAATTCATTGTAGTAAAGCAAATATTATGTGCATTTATCACACATATGTAATGAGAACCTCATCTTTACTAAAAGTAATCGATAAATTTGATGTAACTTCTAATTTCGTTGATGATTTGGAAGTTATGGGTAGTTTAGATTATTTAGGATTAGCACACACTTCAATAAAACGAATTTTGACTTATGCTAGAGTACATAATGAAGGTAGGGTAACTGATACTGGTTTAAAAGTAAATGGAACTGATTTGTGGAACGATATATTCCATATCAGAGATAAAGTTGACTATTTAAGAACTGAAGGATTTCAATCCAACATATATCTACCTAAATTAGATGGAAATTTTAATGAAGGTAGTATAACATCAGCACATCAGCACTATTTTTCAAATTATATCTTTAAAATAAAACAAATATCTAATAAATTTGGTAAATTCAAATAATTTTCGTATATTTGTAGGATGGTTATAGTAGAGTCACAAACTGAAGTAACGGAGTTTTTAAATTTATGGAATACTAAGACATCCATAATCATTCCAATATGGTCTGATTTGGAAAAGCATCCTATACATAACAAATTATCATTTCTATATGTTAGATTTGATGATAAGGACTTTATTGTACCATTTAACCATATTGATTGTAAGACTCCTACGATTGATTTGACTACTTCTAAGGAAGCAAAATGGGTAATCAACAAAAAGGGATTACTTCAATGTAATTTGGGTTTACAAAACCTAAATGATTTACAATCTGATGCATTTTTTCAACACAATAAATTATATCCGATAGGTTTTGAGGACCAACCATTTATAACTCACTATACCCGAAGAGGTATACGAGATAATTTGGGCAAGATAGCACCTATTATGAAATGGGGTGAGTATCTTAGAGTGATATCTTCTACTTTTACTATTGGTATAGAGAATGATTGGGTTGGAGATTCGATGATTCCCCTTCTTTCAGATATAGAACATTTTGGTGTTCGGGTCGATAGGGAAAAATTTCTTGATAGATGGCCTCAAGCTTCTAAACATTTACACAACGATATCGTTTACACCCAATACAACCCATACACCATTACATCCCGTCCATCCAACCGATTTGGTGGAATCAACTTCTCTGCCCTAAACAAATCCGATGGTACGAGAGAGGTGTTTATCCCAAAACCAAACCACATATTCCTACAAATGGATTATGATGCGTATCATCCACGTATTATTGGTAAGTTGATTGGTTACGAATTACCCAAAACATCCGTACACCAATGGTTAGCTGACCAATATGGTTGTGAGTATGGTGAGGGTAAAGGAATTACGTTCCAATTACTATATGGTGGTATACCTGAGGAGTTTGAGCAAATACCTTATTATAAGGGTGTTAAGGAGTTCATTGAGAAGTTGTGGGATAAGAGTACCAAAGCTGGATATCTTCAAACACAACATAGGAGAATCCCCTTAGATTGGATTGAAGGAAACAATCCGCAAAAATTGTTCAACTACCTACTTCAAGCGACCGAAACCGAATTAAATATGGAAAGGGTAGCTAAAATATTGGAATTTATCAAAGATACCGATATAGAACTTTCCCTATACACATACGATTCATTCTTATTTTCATATCCTGCTAATTCCGATGTATCTCAAGCTAAAAAGTTAAAAGAGATAGCTGAAGGTGGTGGATTCCCCATTAATGCTAGCTGGGGAACTGATTACTCGAAACTTTAATATTTATATAAAATATTGTTTCAGAGAATCAGAAATTATGGAGAAAAACGACTTCCTTTTAGACTTATTGCATGAGTTAGCCTATCGTTCCGATGAAGGTTATCCTATATTGAGTAAACAATCACACATTTATCTTATATCTGAGATATTAGATGAGTGGGGATATACTCATATAAAAAATGAACTTATTCAAAATCTTACTGAAGCTAGTGAAGAGAAACACTATTCATCACCCGCACTTAATAAGACCGTTAAATACAAAGATAGAGATGGTAAGGATAAAGAAGGTTTAGTTGGTTCATTACTTAGATTAGCTAAAGACCAACCTGGTAGAGAAGCGGCTGAAAGAGCATTACCTGCTGATGGAACACCTGAAAGAGAAAAAATAAATAATGAATTAGGTGGTGAAGGACAACCTAATAGAAATATAGAAAAAGAAAAGGAAGATAAAGCTGATGTTGAAGCTGGAAAGGCTGGCGAAGCACCTGCTGAAGCGGAACCACCACAACCTGCTGTATTTGCTGGACAGGGTGGTGATTCATATAGAGCTGGGTTATCACCTAATGACCCTGCGTATCAACCAACTAAGGATACTGCTGAAAAAGAAATGGCATCTCCTAAGAGAGAAATAGCTGGTAAAGATAAAACACTTACTAAAATAAATTCAATTGAAAGTGAGGAGTTTAATAAAAGTATTCAACCAAGCGATGAGGAATTTGATATTAAAAATAAAAAAATAGCAAATCCGATTCCACCTCAACCATATAAGTTACCAGCATCATTAATTGAAAATCCTAAATTTCCTAAAAAGTATTTAACTGCATTGGAAAGAATGATGAATACAAAACCAACTGGAGATGGTACAAAATGGACACATTATAGTGATTTACCTGGAGGACAAGGCCAAATATCTGCACAGGCCGGTGAGTTAATGACGATGATGGGTACATCTATGAATGCTGATGAATTTAATGAATTTACTGATTCATTATCAACGCATGAGGCTGAGTTAATAAAAAACAATCCAAAATTAAAAACTGAAGGAAGTCGTATTATAACAAAGAGTTGGATTCAATCCGCTAGAAATAATAGACAGGCTATTTTAAATAGAATTACAAAAGAATACCCAAACTCAAAAATAGTTGCAACTGCTTGGGATACTAAAGATGATGTTGAATCATTGGGATTATCAGATTATGGTAAAAACAAAGGATTCTCAACTGATATGTATATTAAGATAAAAACTGAAAATGGTGATGAGATATTAGATGAGGTTTCTTTGAAAAAATCAACTGAAGTAAACTTTTTAAATTCTGGTGCTGGTAAATTTATGGAATGGGATTCTGATTTACCAGATAACATAAACCAAAATGTTTATAAAGAAAATCAAAGAGCTAGATTAAGTGAAACTGGTACAAACCTAAAATCAGAAATTGAAAAATTATTAGCTAGTGGTTCAGATGAGTCTGTAAAGTTAAAAACTATATTTGATGAAAAGGGAACTACATTTGCAGATGCATTAAATGACCTTATTAAAGGTAAAGGAAGTAGAGCTAAATCTAAAGTGATATTAGCAAGTATTAAAACATTAGCAGATGGTGGAAATGATATAGCTAAACAATATATTATGGAAAATGATAAAATCCATAAAGAATTCCAATCAAATGCAATAAAGGCAATTACGGAAAATCCAAAAATGAAAGAAGGTATGTTAAATGAGATTCGTTCTGAATTTCCACTCAAAGCTGTTTCTGATGGTGAAGAATCTATGGCAATTGGTTCAAATTCATTAGATAAAGCTATTATGAAAAACATATTTGGAACATCTGATTACGATATGATAAAAGAAAAGTTGAGTGCTGAAACAGGTCCTCCTCCATTTTTAGGATATCAAGCTGAAGTGGGTGGAAAGATAATTCCATTGGCTGAAATTAAAGTTAGAGAAGATGGTGTTGGGTATGGTGGACAGATTAAATTTGAAATGACATTGGATAAACGATTTGCTAAAGTATTGAAAACAGCAAATGATGAAGTTTACAAATCATAAAATAACCTTTGAAATTTAATTTTATATTTATATGGGATTAATAACCCCCTTTATAATAAAAACTAATATATGAAAACACAATTATTGTGTACATTTACAACGAAAGATGGATTACAACAAACTCTACAAAATATAAGAGAGACATACGTTATTGTCTATAATTATATTTATATTTTACAGAACAAAACTGATTTATCCGAATTGTACATAACGTACAATATCAATACCGAATATAAACCAACATATCCATTAGAGGATACAATTCTTATTCATAGAAAAAAAGAATCAAATACCTTATACACAATTAATGCTTTAAACCAATTGGTGAAAGAAGAAAATAATGGAGTATTGGATAACAAATTTATGTTGGATTGGGCCAAATTTAAGAACTCAATAATACTTACCAATACAGATGGTACAAAACGAATACAAACTAGAGTATTTGAGGTTATAGAATTTAAATAACAAAAAAACAATAAGGAATATCTAAAATGTTTATACCAAATCATTTACATTTACTTGTAAAGGGAAGCATTAAAACTCCACCTCAAACGGAAAAAATACTAAACGTTTGGTTTAGTGAATTAGTTAATAAAGTAGGAATGAAAGTAGTTGCCGGTCCTACATCGGTTTATGTTAACGAACCGGGCAACGAAGGAATAACGGGAACAGTAACATTAGCAACATCGCATGCTAGTATTCACGTTTGGGATAATGATAATCCACCAATGTTCCAATTTGATTTATATAGTTGTTCAGATTTTACTGCAACTCAAGTATTAAATCATATAGATGAATGGTTTGGGTTGATAGAAGCTCACTACCAAATGATAGATAGAAATGGAAATGACTTTAAAATTATAGATTCCGGTCATTTTAAAAAATAACAATTAAATAAAATAATATACTATGTTAGTTAAAAAAGGTGATAATAACGAAAATGTAAAAAAATTACAAGCAAAATTAGGTTTAACCGCTGATGGAGTTTTTGGTGCTGGTACTGAATCAGCTGTAAAAGCTTGGCAAACAAAAAATGGATTAACTGCTGATGGTATCGTTGGTGATGCTACTTGGGAAAAGATGGGATTGGGTGCAAGTACTCCAACTCCTTCTGTTGCTGTACCAGCATCTTCATTTAAATTGGCAGCTCTTAAAGGACACGTTCCTGATTCTGTAATTGCTCAAATTCCAGACACTGCTTCTAAATTCAATATTACAACTCCTCTAAGATTAGCTCATTTCTTAGCACAATGTGGACACGAAAGTGGTGGATTCAAAGCCGTTACTGAGAATGTTAACTATTCAGCAGATGGATTAGTAAAAATCTTCGGAAAATACTTTAATTCAACAACTGCAGCTGCATATGCTAGAAACCCTGAAAAGATTGCATCTAAAGTTTACGCATCAAGAATGGGTAATGGTGATGAAGCATCTAAAGACGGATTTAAATTTCGTGGACGTGGTTATATTCAATTAACTGGTAAATCTAACTATACTAACTTCGCTAAATTCATTGGTGAAGATACTGTTGCAAATCCTGATTTGGTAGCAACTAAATATCCATTAGCTTCTGCTGCATTTTTCTTTGATTCAAATAAACTTTGGTCTATTTGTGATAAAGGTTTTGATGATGCTACTGTAACATCGGTAACTAAAAGAGTAAATGGTGGTACTATTGGATTAGCTGATAGAATCAAACACTTCAAAGAATACTATAACTTATTAAAGTAATATGGGGGTTGGTTTATTTAACTAAACCATAATATTCTATATTCTTAAGTGCGTTGTTAACCAACCAAGGTTCTACATTAGGTATTTTTGATAGGAATTCCAATTCATAATGATATGCTAATATTTCCTCATAATTCGGAGGTAATTTTATGTTATGCTTTAAATAAAATAAATGTTTAGATTCATGCACTAATATAGCTGCTATGTTATTTATTGAATTAAACCTCATATCTTTTTGGGATATCATTATGGTAACTGAATCTTCTGTTGTTGAAAAATCACCATCCCAATAGGTGATATGTTTACATACATCATTAATTAATTCATATTTATTAGGGTCAACTTGTTTTATTAGTGATAATGAAGTAGCTACCTTTGCTTTCCAATTATCACCAACATCATCGATTTTAATTTGTGAGTAACAATCAAACACAAATAAAAAATTAATTAAAAGTAGAATCAGTTTCATATTTTATCAATAAATATTTAAAAAAGTTAGATAAAATTGTAATCGCTACATATTTATAGGAAACATTATATAAAACGGATGAAAAAACTATTATTTTTACTGCTGGTATCATTAGTACCAATCTTTGGGTATTCACAAACTTGCCCAACGCCAACAACTTCTGGTGTTTTTATAACACTTGATTCAAATTATTTAGCTGGTACGGTAGCTGAAGGTTATACTAATGTAGGACTATGTTTTTACAACAATACAACAACTGATATAACAGCATTTCAGTTTAGAGTTTATTATGATACACAAGCTTTCACTGGGGTAGACACACTTACTACATTGAATACAACATTTTCTCAGAACCTAAAATATGTTGATAATCCGGCTGCTGGTTATGTAACTGTCACAATGACTTATACTGGTAGTTCATCTACTTTTGAAATTCCAAATGGACCAATTGTTCAGTTGAAATTAACTCACGTAGCTGGATTTGCATCATTATCAACTATTGCTGATATGTCATTTGGAGCGGTAACTTATCCAGCAATTGCATCAAAGCAAAATGGTATGGATAACGCACTTACATTACAAAACTTTGGTGGTAATATTATACCTCAAACAATGTCTTATCATGGTAAATTTAAGAACGTAACTGGAACAGCTGCTAAGAATTTAACTGTAGCTTTAGAAAAGAAACTTAGACCAAGTGGAGCTTGGACTCAGGTTACAACTGATATGACTGATATAAATGGTGACTTTGCATTTAATGCAATTGCAATTGATACAACTGGTTATGATGTTAGATTAAAAATACAGGGAGATACGTTATCAGTTGGTAATGTAATATCTACGGCAGATGCACAAAGAGTACAAGATTATGTATTAGGTACACAAGCACCAACTGGATTTGATTTTTACGCATCGGATGTTAATGGTGATAATGGTTTAAGTATATCGGATGCATATGGTATATTTGGTAGAATTTCTGGTAGATTCACCGCATGGCCTAATAGTGTTCAAAATGTAAAATTCTTTACACAATCTGAATATACTACTATTAATGGCTCAACAACCAATTATACATCAACAATTCCTGGTGTAACTAACTTTACGTTTAATATTGTTGCTGGACAACCTGATTCGGTTACATTCTATGTATTAGTACCGGGTGATGCAAATGGAACGGGATATCGTATGGCACGTATTACTCCAATTGAGGTTTTAGTAGGACCACAACCTGGCGTTCCATCTCAAATTTACAATGTAATTGATGCTAGGGTAGAATATGATTTTCCAACAACTTCAATTGAAGTAAATGTTCCAACATTATCAGTTCAGGAAGGTAATTTAGTTAATATACCTGTAAAGGTATTAACAAATGGTACTGAGGTTGGTTCATTACAATTTGGATTAAAATACAACGATACTCTATTGGAATTTAAAGGAATTGAATCGAAATCAGCTACTTCAAGTTGGTTAACATATTTGAATACTAATAATAATGAAATTTCTTGGGGTGGATATGATATTAGTGGTACACATATAAAACCATTAAGAGATGGTGATGATGTTGTAACTTTAAAATTTATTGCAAAAAGACCTCAAGACCAATGGAGTACAAGTCCTCTTTGGACTACTAACAAATACGCTGGTAACAATCAATGTGTTGATTTAAGTATCACACCTACAAATGGTATTATACAGGTATTTAGAATGGCAAATGTTACTATTGATGAAATAGAGGGTATGCAAATATTCCCTAACCCAACTGATGATTATGTTAACGTAAAATTTGAAGTTAAAGAATTTGGACCGGTTAGGTTATCAGTATATGGTCTTAATGGTATTGAATATAGGGTAGTAGTAAATGATAATATGCCTGAAGGTAATTACCAATACCAAGTTAGTTTAGGTAACTTAATTCCAGGTGTTTATGTTGCAGTTCTTAGAAAAACTACCAATAACCTATCGAAAAAAATTATATTAAGATAATAATATGAGGTTACAAATGTGACCTCATAATTGTTATAATCAACTCAAAACAAATTAAACAAAAAAACAATACTATGTCAGAAGAAACAAACGCACCCGAATCAGAAGGAACTTGGTCAGGTTTAAAGAAAACAATTATTGGAACTCTATCAACTGCTGTATTAGCAGGTGGAACTTGGGTTACAACAACTCTATTTAATGGTGGAGATGATAAAGAAGAAACTAAAACAGAACAAGCTGCTCCAGCTGCACCTGTAATTATCAATCTACAAAATAATAACACTAATCAACAAAAACAATCGGGTGGTACAAATACAATTATTAAAGAAAAAACAATTGTAGAAAAACCTGCACCAGCTGCAGCACCTGCTAAACCAAAAGAAGAGGATTCTTGGTAATATGAAAAAATTAATATTAATAATTTCTTCAATTTTATTATTTTCTATTGTTAGTAATGCACAAACAATTGGAACTATTAAAACCGAAGAATATAAAGCTGATTTTGAAAAAAAACAATCTATTGCAGTTGTAGGTGACTATGATGGTGATATCGTTTTACCAATTCAAGTTTTAAAAATTGGTATTAACGAAGAACTTTACGAAATGTATCCTGAGTTAAAGGATAAGAGAGTTGGGCTTGGTGTTGCTAATATTGTTTTAGAATTCTTAGAGTCAACAGATAGATTTAAGTTTACTGAGGACCGTGAGGAGATTAAACAAAAAATGATTGCACAGGATAAGGCATCTGATAAGGGTATATCAAGTAATAAGATAGAAGTGAAGGGTAATGTTATTTTAGCAAAATACTTCGTTTATATTGAGGTATATGACTTTTCAGTATCCGAAGATGAACAAATCAAAATGACTGATGGTTCAAAAACAACTCAAACAACTCGTTTGGGTTTACAGGTTAGATTCGTTGATGCTGAAACTGGTGAAATTATTACCGGTAGTGGTTTGGGTGAAGCAAGTACAGTTAAAACTGCATCATTATTAGATGGTGTTGATGACATTAAATTTAACCAATCAACTATTGGTATATCAACTAAGAAAGCTCTTGAAACTGGAGCATCTAGAGTTGTTTCAAAAATGATTAAAAAGGGAATATTTAAAAGTTAAATATAATGGGCAAAATAAGTGAATTTTTCGGTGGTAAATCTGATTATGTTAAAGTAGATGATAAAAATCGTTTCTATTTTATGTTGCAACAAATGCAAAATAATCGTTGGAGAATTACCGCAATTATATTAGGGTTATTTACCTTAATTATTGTTGGAATCAACTCTGGTGTATTTTTTGGTGTAGAAATTGGACAAGACTGGAAAGAAATGTTATTAATTTTATTAGGTGCCTTTGTTGGTAACTTAAATAAAGTTATAGATTATTGGTTCAACTCTGAAGATAGAGACAAAATGTTAATCCAAAAGGTAGATGAAGAGGATGGCGTATCTTTATCTAATACATTGGATTCGCAAGATGAAAATTAAAAAACTTTTAATAACAATAAGTTTTTTGTTCTCTACTATGGTGGTGTTAGGACAAGGGTTCTCATATACATTTACAGACCCATGTACCTTAAAATCCAAAGATATTTTTATTAATAGCCCAAATGGTAGCGTATCATTAATATATTCTGGGCAAATTCAAAGTTTTACTCAAACACAATTACAATCCGGTGCATTAGAAAGTTGGATTAATCAAGTTAATGCGAGTAATCCGCAAGGTTCCGGCCCTTGTGGTGGTGTTGGTATAGCACAAAGTACCAATTTAAATGTAACGGTTGCAGCTAATAATATAGCAGTGTTAACAAGCGTTATGTCAACCATGTCATCACTTTCATCTATAAGTGGAGCAGCTGGTTCAGCAATACAAGGTACAGTTCAGAGTAATGAAAAAGTCGCATCTAACGGCAATAAATCAGATGATAAAAATGGTACATCTGGTAGTTCATCGCAATCAACTAAATCAAAAGGAGAATCGGAAGAAAAAACAGGTGAAGAAAAAGCTGAAGAGGCTGTATCATCTTCATCATCTAATTCATCTCAGGTTAAAGCTAAAGTAGCAGCTGTTAAACGTGGTAATATTATGATGACTGGTGATATTGTTACTATATCAAGTGCTTCTGGTAATGAACCACAACAACTTAAAATTAATATGAGTTTTATCACATCAAATACTGAGAATACATTTGCTAAAGGGGCTTTGGTAAATTATACTACTGCAATTGATAATTCTTGTATAACACTATTTGCAGCTTGGAGACGTAAAAACTTAACATCAATAGTTGCAAATTCATCTATGTTGAATTTTGAAAAGGATTATTTTAATACAACATCGATAATGGAATCGTATAAAATAAAAAAAATAACAGCAACGTTGGGAGTAAATTATACTACTGGTAATATTGGTGAATCCAAATTCCAAAGTTTATCAACTTTAGGCGGAGTTGTTGGTAATTTCGATGTAGGAAAAAAAATGAGTACTACATTGATGTTTGTTACAGTATATTCACCATTTGTATATTATTATGAAGGCATGTGGTATCAATCGGGACTATTAGCAGTTCCATTTGTTGCAATTGATTACAAGCTAACTCAGAAATTTAAAATGAACATCAGTTTTAGTGGTGTTCAACAATTTAAGAGTGATGCTATAAACTACCAAGTATTACTTGGTGCTAAAGCACTTTTATAAAATGAAAAAATTATTATTACTATCTTTGATGTTAATCACATCATTAACTTATGGACAAAAATGCTACACTGTTAAAAATGTAGAGAGTCTTGCTAAAATTGAAAATATAAATCCTAAAAGATTTACATTAGGTGTTAAACAAATAACTGAAGAAATTCTATCTGAAAAATATAGTATATGTGAAGATGGTGAATCAGTAATGGTTGTTGTTAAGAGTATTGAGGCACCTACAACAAGTATTTCAATTGGACCATTTGAAAAGAAAAGAAAAGTTACTATTGTGACTGTTGATTTAATTATTAATGGTAAAGTATATACTGGAATTGGTGAAAGTAAGACTGATGTAAAATCTACATTTATTGAATTGCAAGATGAAAATATTCCATTTGAAAAATCAGCGTTTTCAGCTGCATTAAAAAAATCATTAATAAGTGCTATTAACCAAATGTAATATGAGAAGATATCTCACCCTGTTATTATTAATAATATCCAATATTGTATTTGCTCAAACATTTACATATTCGGGTTATATGTATAATGCGGGTGGATTACCAGCTCAAAATGTTGCTGTAAAATTATATAAACGTACTACACCAACTCTTACTGGGTTTACATCACAAACCAATTATAACGGACACTCTTACTATCGTTCTACTGGTTCAATGACTTGGACTAATGCAAAGGTTGCTTGTGAAAATATGGGAGGTCACTTAGCTACCGTATCTAATTCAGCTGAGAACAATTTCTTATTTAATACATGGCCATCTGGTTGGATTGGATATTATCAAGATAGAGTTTCTGGATATACTTATTCGGAAGCAGCTGGTGGATTTCGTTGGACAGAAACTAAAGTAACTGATGGATTGGTTGCTGATTATGATGTTTCTTCTTATACATCAGGAACCACACTAACTGATATTGTATCTGGTATTAATTCTACATTATACAATACACCATCATACTCAAGTACTGGTGGGAAATATTTAACATTCAATGGAACTAATCAATACGCAATAACAAATAATTTAGCATCCAAATTTTCGAATAATAAAATAACTATAATGGCTTGGATATATCCAACCGGAAATGGAGTTATATCATCGGAATTAGGTGTTGGTAGTCCTACATCAGGTTGGCATGAATCAATAATGGAAATCACTGGAAGTAATACCCTTAGAGTTGGATTTTGGAATGGTAGTGGAATTACTCAATTAAGTACATCTATTACATTAAACGCTTGGCATTTGGTTTCTATTACTTATGATGGGGCATCAATGAAAGGATATTTAAATAATGTAAATTTTGGAAGTACTAATTTTACTAGAGATGTTCCGTATGTGTATTCGGGAAACGGACAATATTTCGCATTTGGATTAAGTGATGTTACTAATATGGGTTCTGGAGCTTATGGTAATTTTAGATTAGGTGATTATCAAATATTCAATAGAGCTATAACAGCCGATGAAATTGATAGAACATATAACTTATATGCATATCGATATAAATTAAATCAATACACAAATTGGAATTCCGGAGAACCTAATAACTCACCCAGTGAAGATTATACACAATTTGTTACAGGTGGTAAATGGAATGATTTAGGAAATACATCTTTACCTTATGTTATAGAATTTGATTATATTAACGATTTTACTCCATGGGTTTTACATCAAACAGTTTATACTAACTCTTCTGGATATTATTCATTTTCTCAATCAACCAATCCAGCAACCGAATGGTATATTCAATATGATATTCCAACACCTACAACACAACTAAGTACCAGTGATATTAATTCTATAATGTACAAAGTTATTAGTAATTCATTTAATGGATTAGATTATTATAAGTACGATGTAAATAATGATGGTGAAGTAACTGTATCTGATGTTTATTATATTCATATGAAAAAAGTTGGGATGAAATCTATATGGGAAAATTCTTTACCAAATGTTAGATTATTTACCCAATCACAATATAATATAATAAATTCATCAACTACTGATTTACGCCCTACCTATATAGGAACATCCTCAATTATAATAAATAATCCAACAAGTGGTGGAAGTTCAAATTACTACTTAATTAATACCGGTTATTCTAATAGTACAACAATTTCGTACTAATGTTATATTTATAAAAACAGAATAAAAAAATTATGGCAAAGTACACAAAAGAACAAATTGAAAAAGCAGTTAAATCAAAAGGATACGTTTGGTTTGAAGATGCTTCTAACAAAGGATTTGATTTAAACATCGTAGGTATCAGAAATTCATCAACCGGTACAAAGGTTACTAACGTATTTGATGATGCAATTTCAGTATCATATAAAGATGGTGGTAATTGGATTTACAAAGAATGGGTAAACACAACCGACCCTGGTACAAAGGGAGTTAAAGAATATCATAATGCAGCTGGAGTTGCTCGTTTAGTTCCGGGTCAATATAGAGGTTCACATACATTGGGATTACATCAAGGTAAATACGAAGCACTTAAACAACAAAAGCCGGTTAAGGTTTATAGAGATGCTAATAGAGATATGAACTATGATGAAACCAAAATCCAAGAAGGTATCTTTGGTATCAACATCCACAAAGCTGGAGCAGATTCAACTTATGTTGAAAATTGGTCTGAAGGATGTCAAGTATTCAAAAAAGCAGCTGATTTTGAAGAATTTATGGTTATTACGAGAAAATCAGGTGCAATACATGGTAAATCGTTTACATATACATTAATAGAATCGAAAGATATTGTTTAATAACACATTGAATATCAATAATTTAAAGGGAAAGCGAAAGTTTTCCCTTTTTTATTTGGAATTATCAAATATTTGTTGTATATTTGAGTTATAACTTAAAACCCTAAAAGATATGATAAATTTTGATAGAGTACCCGCTGGACAGATTTTTGATGTAACGGTTTCACAAGGAACCGCAACTAAAACAAAAAGATTAAAGTTATGTAAACTTAAAGCTCGTTCTATACTTTTTATAGAAGTGGATAAAACACTTAGAGTAAATACCTTTTACAAATTCCCAATTAAA